TGCCCACGGCGCAGGGAGGCAGCTTCTGGGCCGGCACCAACCATCAGGCCATGTGCGATCACCACCATCGGGTCAAGTCGGCCCGTGAGGTCTTCCACGGCGCGAATGGGTAGGGGGGGTGTCGATTCTCTGCAACTTGTTGCGTGCGAACGACGCCCCACTCGATTTCACACGTCCGCAAAACCCAAGGTGAGACCTGATGGCCCGGCCCCGCAAACCGACCGCTGAACTGGAACTGCGTGGGGCTTTCCGCAAAGACCCGCAGCGCAGACGGGTCGACCCGGAGACCAATCCGCTAGGGGAGCCGCCGCCGGGGATGTCGGAAGAGATTCAGGCGCGCTGGTTCGAGCTCGCCGAGCAGGCCCCGCTTGGAGTTCTTCGGTCGCGGGACCGGGTGATTCTGGAATGTGCGGCGTACCTGTTGCATCGGCGCCGGACGGTCACCGACTGGCCGATGGCCGAGCAAGCGCAGTTGACCAAGTGTCTTTCGCTGATGGGCATGACGCCCTCGGACGCCTCAAAGGTTCATGCCCCAAAGGAAAAGCCAGTCAGCGCGTTCAGCAAGTTCGCGCGCAAGGTCAGCCAAGCTCGCAAGGACCCCGCCCCGGTTCACTAACCGCTATGTGGTCCGCGCCATGCAGTACATGGACGCGGTGCGGTCGGGGGAGATCCCGGTCTGCAAATACGTCAAGCAGGCGGTCGAGCGCCAGCGTAGGGATCTGAAGGCGTGGGGCACGAAAGGCCCCTACGAGTTCGACCAGGAAGAGGCCGGCGAGTGGTGCGAGTTCATCGAAGAGCTGCCGCACATCAAGGGGCCGCTTGCGGGGCAGAACATCCGGCTCGAGCCGTGGCAGTGCTTCATTCTGACCACGGTCTTCGGGTGGAAGAAACGCGCGACGGGAACCCGGCGATTCCGCCGGGTGTACATCGAAGTCCCGCGCGGTAACGCGAAGTCGACCTTGAGCTCCGGGGTGGGCCTCAAGGCGGCCTTTGCGGATGGCGAGGGCGGTGCCGAGGTGTATTCGGCGGCGACGACCCGGGATCAGGCGCGGATCGTGTTCAAGGATGCGCAGGGTATGGCCCGGCGGCGCGCTGAACTGTGCCGGGAGTTGGGGGTCGAGGTGCTGGCGCACGACATCGTGCAGTCCTCGACGGCCTCCAAGTTCACGGCGCTGGCGTCGGATTCAAACTCGCTGGACGGCCTGAACATCCACTTCGCTGCGGTGGACGAACTGCACGCGCACAAGACGCGCGAAGTGTATGACGTGCTCGAGACCGGCACCGGCAAGCGTCCGCAGTCGATGCTCTGGTCGATCACCACCGCCGGGAGCGACCGGGCGGGGATCTGCTATGAGTTGCGCACCTACACGACCAAGGTGCTCGGGCGTGTGATCGACGACGAGTCGCTATTCGGGCTGGTCTATACGATCGACGACGATGACGACTGGACAGACGAGGCGTCCTGGCGCAAGGCGAACCCGAACTGGGGCGTATCGGTGCAGCCGGACGTCGTGGCGCAGCTTGCCGCGAAGGCGATGCAAATGCCCGCGGCGCAGGCGAATTTCAAGACGAAGCACCTCGACGTCTGGGTGAACGCCGATCAGGCGTGGATGGACATGAGGGCTTGGGATCGGTGCGCCGATCCAGACCTGACGATCGATCAGTTCGCGGGCGAGCAGTGCTATATCGGCCTCGACCTCGCGAGCAAGACCGACATCGCGGCTCGCATCGCCATTTTCCCGAAGGTGATCGACGGGCAAACGCATTACTACCTGTTTGGGCGGTACTTCCTGCCCGAGCAAGCGATCGAGGACGGCCGGAACAGCCAATACCGCGGATGGCAAGTGCAGGGGCTGCTGACGGCGACCCCGGGCGACGTGCTCGACTTTCAGGCCGTCGAGGACGACGTGATGGCTCTCTCGACCGCGCATCAGGTGGCCGAAGTGGCCTATGACCCGTGGCAGGCCACGCAGCTTGCGCAGCGTCTGCAGACCAATGGCGCGACGACGGTCGAGTATCGAAACACGGTCGGCAACTTCTCGGCGCCGATGAAAGAACTAGACGCCCTGGCTCGGTCGGGGCGCCTTCACCACACCGGAGATCCCGTCTTGACGTGGATGGTCTCGAACGTCGTCTGTCACACGGACGCGAAGGAAAACATCTATCCGCGCAAGGAGCGGCCGGAAAACAAGATCGACGGCGTCATCGCGACGATCACGGGTCTGGGCCGGGCGATGGTTTCGCAGTCGACCGCGTCGTTCTGGGAATGACTGGTGCAGGCCATGAAAATGCTTCGCGAACTGCTCCCAGACGCCTTGATGCTTTCCGGAGCGTGCGCGATCTCGTTCGGCGCAGGGCAGATGTACCTGCCGGCCGGATGGATCGTCGCCGGGGGGTTTGCCTTCGGGGTTGGCTGGTTGGCCGCGCGCCGCGAGGGGAGTGATTGATGGGCTTCCTTTCGCGATTAGTTCAGGAGCGGCGGGCCGCTCAGTTGACCTATGACCAAATCGCCTCGCTGATCGACGGCGGCAATGGCGGCGTCGTGGCTGGCGTGACGGTCACGCAAAAGACGGCGCTTCAGGTCTCAACAGTCCTAGCGTGCGTCAAGGTTATCGCGGATGGGTGCGCGACCCCGGGCATCGAGGTGTTCCGGTACAAGCCGGACAGCACGCGCGAGCGCGCGGAGAACATCCCCGAATATCGGCTGCTGTCGCGACGCCCGAACGAGTGGCAGACCTCGTTCGAGTGGCGACGCATGATGACGATGCACGCGGCGCTAGCGGGAGCCGCGCTGTCCATCAAGGTCCGCGGCGAGAATCGCCGGGTTCGCGAGTTGATCCCGATTCCGCCCGGGCGGTGGGATGTCCGGCAGGTATCCCGGTATGAACTGAGGTATCGGTGCTGGGACGACTTCGGGCTGGTCGGCGAATTCAGGCCCGATGAAGTTTTCGTTCTGCAGGGCGTTCAGTGGGACTGGGTCAACAGCCTTGACGCGGTGTTCCTCGCGCGCAGTGCGGTCGGGCTGGCGATGGCGACCGAGAAAAGCCAGGCCGCGATGCACTCCAACGGGATGCGCACGAGCGGTGTTTACTCGGTCGAGGGCAACCTAACCACCGAACAGCACGATCGGCTGTCGTCGTGGATCAAGGGCCGGTCAGGGCCGGACAACGCCGGCACGCCGCTTGTGCTTGATCGGTCGGCCAAGTGGGTTTCAACGGCGATGTCCAGCGTGGACTCGCAGCACATCGAGACGCGCCGATTCCAGGTCGAGGAAATCTGCCGCGGTTACGGCGTGTTCCCAATCATGGTTGGGCACTCCGACAAGTCCTCGACGTTTGCAAGTACCGAGGCGTTCTTCGGCGCTCACGTCAAACACACGCTCGCGCCTTGGCATAAGGCCTGGACGCAGCGAATCGACGAGATGCTGCTCGACGGGTCGGGGCCGCTGTTCGCGGAGTTCGACGTTCGTTACCTGATGTCCGGCTCGATGAAGGACCGCGCCGAGTGGGCGCGAACGATGGCCGAGCTTGGCATCTACACCAGGAACGAGATCCGCGACGAGGAAGGCAAGGACCCGCTGCCCGGACTCGACGAGCCTCTAACCCCGATGAACATGAATTCAGGAAACAGGAACCAAGGCGATGCACAAGACCCGCCCGCAGATGCAGAGGCGTGACGCTGGGACCGCGCGCGAGGTTCGCTCGTGCGCGCTCGAGATCCGCGCCGTTTCCGACGACGGCACGATCGAGGGTTACGGCTCCGTGTTCGACGTCCGTGACGACTACGACGACGTCGTCGCGGCCGGCGCTTTCGTTGAGTCCCTGAAGGCACACAAGGCCGCCGGCACGATGCCGGCGATGCTGTGGCAGCACGACCCAGACGAGCCGATCGGCGTCTGGTCGGCGATGGCCGAGGACGAGAAGGGCCTAAAGGTGACCGGTCGGCTCGCGCTGGACACGGTCCGCGGCAAGGAGGCGCATTCGCTGCTGAAGCTCGGGGCGCTGAACGGCCTGTCGATCGGCTTCGTGTCGAAGCAGTGGATGTATGACCGCGAGAGCGAGGTGCGAACGGTCACCGAGATCGACCTCTGGGAAGTGTCGCTCGTGACGTTCCCCGCCAATTCGAAGGCTCGGATCACGAACGTGAAGTCGATCGAGGCGATGGAATCCGTGCGAGACGCGGAACTGATGCTGCGCGATCGTGGATTTTCGAAGACCGAGGCGGTCGCCTTGGTCGCAAGGATCAAGGGGCTTGGACCGGGCGATCCGGTGAAGTCTCAGGGCGGGCCGGGTGATCCGGTGGCCGAGCTTGTCGCTGCTCTGAAGGCGCGGGAACCGGCGCTTCCGTAAGCGCCCGCAACGAATCAACAATCGAGGTAATGGAAATGGAACTGAAGGAAGTCAAGGACCTGATCGAGAAGCAGGGCCAGGCGTGGGAAGAGTTCAAGAAGACCAACGACGCCGCCATTCAGGCGAAGGCGGACGGGAAGGTCATCGGCGATCTCGAGGCGAAGCTCTCGCGGATCAACGACGATCTGGACAAGGTGCAGACCAAGCTCGCGCGCCCCGGCGTGACCGGCGCCCGCAGCGAGGACGACCGCACCTCGCCCGAGGCCGAGGCCTACAAGTCGGCGTTCTTCAACTGGGTTCGCAACCCGAGCGACCCGGAGCGCCGGACCGCGCTGCAGCTTCGCGCTCGCGAACTGCGCAAGGTCGAGACCGGTGCTCGTCGTGACGAGGACGGCTTCGAGGCTCGCGCCGTGCAGACGGTCACCTCGACCGGCTCGGCCGGCGGTTTCGCGCTGCCCGAGGTGATCGAGCGTGCGATCGCGCGGCTGTCGGTCGACATCAGCCCGATCCGGCAGATCGCCACCGTCCGCACGGTCGGGAGCCCCGACTACAAGGAGCTCTTCGACGTCAACGGCGCGGCGTTCGAGTGGGTCGGCGAGGCCGGCACCCGCAACCAGACCAACACGCCGGATCTCGCCGAGGTCGCGCCGACCTTCGGCATGGCGTCCGCCAAGCCGCAGGCGTCCGAAGAGTCGCTCGACGATCTCTTCTTCGACGTCGAGAACTGGCTGATCACCTCGGCCGCCGAGGCGATCGCGCAGGGCGAAGGCGTGGCGTTTGTCAGCGGCAACGGCACCAACCGCCCGACCGGCTTCCTCGCTGGCCCGGCGCCTGTGGCGACGACGGACGCTTCCCGTGCCTTCGGTACGCTGCAGTACATCCCGTCGCTTCTGGCGGCGGCGCTGCCGGCGAGCGCCGACACGTTCTACGACGTGATCTACGCGCTGCGTGCCCGCTACCGTGCGAACGCGCGCTGGGTGACCAGCAAGCTCGTGCTGGCCGCGATGCGCAAGTACAAGGACTCGCAGAACCAGTACCTCTGGCAGCCGTCGCTGGTGCAGGGCCAGCCGGACACCTTCATGGGGTACGGGATCACCGAGGCCGAGGACATGCCGGCGGTGGCGGCCAACGCCTTCCCGGTGGCGTTCGGTGACTTCCGCGAGGGCTACCTCATCGCGGATCGCGTCGGGATGCGGATGACCCGGGACGAGATCACGACCCCGGGCTTCGTGAAGTTCTACATCCGCAAGCGCGTCGGCGGCCGTCTGCGCAACACGCAGGCAATCAAGCTGCTGAAGCTCGCGGTCTCCTGATCGAGTCGCAAGCGAGTTAGGCGGCGGGGGCGTAACAGCCCCCGTCGTCCTTTGGAGATCCCATGAAGCTGAAAATCAAGACGACCTTCCTGTTCGCGCATCGTGGCGTCGATTGCCGCGAGTACACCGAAGGCGCTGTCGTCGAAACGGACGATCCGGATCTGGTCGAGGTGGCAACCCGGGAAGGCTGGGCGGTGCCGGCTGACCAGCCCGAGGGCAAGGCGCGCAAGGGCGCCCCCGAGAACAAGGCGAAGGGCTGACCGTGGGCCTGACTGTCGTCACGCCGCCAGCCAGTGAGCCCGTCTCGCTGGCAGAGGCGAAGGCGCACTGCCGAATCTATGGGTCAGAGGAAGACGGCCTGCTGGCCGGATACCTCGTGGCCGCACGCTCTCATGCAGAGGTGTACTTGGGCCGCGCGCTCGCGACCCAGACGCTACAGTTCACGATCGACGGCGACTGGCCGTGCGATCGCATCATGCTGCCGCGGCCTCCGCTGCAGTCGGTGACCGAGGTCACCTATTCAGACACCGCTGGTGCGACGCAGACGCTGGCCGCCGGGCAGTACCGGGTGGACACGACCGCGCATCAGGGCTTCATCGAGCGAGCCTACGGCGTGACCTGGCCGGCCGTTCGGGACCAGTCCCGCACGATCACCGTCACCTACGTCGCGGGCTACACCCAGATCCCGGAGCCCATCCGCGCGGCGCTGCTGCTGCTGATCGGCCACTGGTACGAGAACCGCGAGGCGGTCGTGATCGGCCAGGCGCCAAACGAGGTGCCGCTCGGTGTCGACGCGCTGCTTTTCCCCTACCGAGTCTTCTACTGAGGAATCCCCATGCCACTGAATACCACCATCTCGACCGCAATCGAGGGCCTGCTTTCGACCGTCACCGCGACAGGTTCGGCCGAGTACAAGGTCGCTGTCTCCAACGTACTGCGATTCCTCGACGGCACCGGCGCCGGCCAGATCGATCGCATCTACCACGCGCAGCGCACGCTCGCCGCAAGCGCGACCGAGGATCTGGACTTCTCCGGATCCCTCACGAACCCGATCAGCGGTTCGGCGGTGTTCGCGCGGATCAAGTACATCCTGGTCGAAGCGGTAGCAGGCAACACGAACAACGTGAACGTGATCCGTCCCGCGTCGAACGGCGTCCCGCTGTTCCTGGCGGCGGGAGACGGGATCGCCGTTCGGCCCGGCGGCATCTTCCAGCACGGTGTCACTGATGCGACGGGTGTCGTCGTGACGGCCGGCACTGGCGACCTGCTGACGTTCACCAACTCCGCCGGGACCACGGGCGTCACCTACAACCTTCTCGTGCTGGGCTGCTCTGCCTGATGCGCGCCGGCCGCCTTCGTCACCGCGTCGTGATCGAGCGACGGACGGGCGCGGTCAATGCCTTGAACGAGCCGACCGACACCTGGACCACCATCGCGACCGTCGCGGCGGGTGTCGAACCGATCTCCGGGCGCGAATACTTTGCGGCGCAACAGGTGCAGAGCGAAGTCTCGCACCGTGTGACGATCCGTTACATGGAGGGCGTATCCCCAAAGGATCGCCTCGTCTGGACGGACCCGGCGACCTCTGTTGCGCGCTACTTCGACATCCGCGCCGTGATCGACCGGGACGAGCGGCACCGGGCGCTCG